GGATCGAGCACGCGCAGCCTAGCAAAACAACCGGGGATTTCCGTGAGGTACATATCCTCCGGTTCGGGATGGAACACTGCCCATCGGAAGGGCTGCTTCAGATGGCGGCGAACGCCGGCAGCGAGGCGCTCGACGTACTCGTGCCCGTATTTCGAACCCCATAACCACGTCGTAACGTGAAGCATTCAGCCTGGCCGCACGATCATCAATCTCTCGCCGCGGCCTGTCGCCGCGACGATCTTTTCTCCCTCATAAAACTCGTGACTGAATCCCCTCGGCAGGGCGCCGACCAGCGGCGAGACATCATCATAGATAATGTCTTCGATGAAATAGATGCCATCCTTGGCGAGAAAGGGCAGGAGTGCGCTCAGGCAGGCAAGCTGCCGCTCTGGATCGTGCGCCCCGTCGTCAATGATGACATCGAAATTGCCACCAAGGTCGGTTGCAAGCTTCGTCATTTGCTCGTGATTTGCCTGGTCCGCCGCGAAGGACTGGATCCGCCCCTGGTTGCGCAGATATTCCGGGCGCTTGTCGATCCCGAAAATCTCCGCCTCCGGCAAGAAGGCCTCCCACATCCGAAGACTACGCGCCTTCTTGCCGATGCCGACCTCGAGCAGCCGGCGGACATTCTTGTCGCGGAGCAGCCGGAAATAAACCGGCGTGTAGTTGTGCGGGGTGAGTTTGTCGGTTTGGAACTGCGCGGCGATGTTGCAGAGAGGCGTCATATCACCCTCCTCCAAATAGCGGCGACGCCGAGCTCGCCGGAGATGTAGGAGGTATGGATGCGCTTCAGGCCGCAGGCCTTCATATCGCGATCGAGGTTCAGGATCTCACCCTCGTTTTCATTGGCCTTCTCCGACGTGCCGCGCCAGCCGAAGAAAGTTTCGGTCCTCTGCCCGAAGTGGCGGACCAAGACCGAGAGCGCTTCCGCCGACATGATCCGCTTCAGCTTATGGTAGGTCGCGAGCATCAATACGATGTCGTAGCGCGTTGGTCCGAATACCTTGACCGAGCCGACGCCCTTGCTGAGGTCGACGCACTCGAACTGGCTTTCGACGTTGCGGAGATCGGCGAACAGCTGCCGGGCTGTCTCGATACCTTCCGCATAGTTGTCGCAGCCGTGCACCAGCCGGGCGCCGTTGTTGGCCATCTCGAAGCCGACGAGGCCACGGTTGCAGCCGATGTCCATGACCGAGGCACCGCGTGCGCGGATGACGAGGTCGAGCATCCCGTCCATGCGGATGTCGTGATAGCCGGCCACGCGGCGCATCATCTGAGTTTCTTTGGGTACGCTCACGCGGCTGCCTTATTGAGATGCTGCATCGCTGCTGCGGTTACCTCTTCAACCGTGATTGCTGCCATCGCCTTCTTGCAGTGCTGGCAGAGTGCCAGGGAGCCGCAGGCTTCGGCGCCGCCGGTCAGGTTTGTGTGCGTGTCGTAGCCGGTCACCGCCGGCGGGACGAAGCCGCCGAAGAGGACCACCCCCGGAATGCCGACGGCGGCCGATCCGTGGTGCAGACCGCCTTCCGGGCCGATGTAAAGCGCCGCCTGAGCGAGCATCGCGACGCCGTAGCGAAAGGTTGGCGTCGTGATCTGCTTGGCTGCCGCGATCCGGTGACCGGGCCCGTAGACCAGTTGGACGACCTCGTAGCCGGCGATGCGTAGATTGAGCGCAACCTGGTCGAAGCGTTCCGTCGGCCATTGCTTGTTGGGCGCGACGGATTTGAAGGCCGGCACGTTGGGCTCGATAACGACGAAACCCTTGCCCGCTTTCTCCGCGTATTTCTTTTCATCCCGCGAGAAGAATATCTCGCCGGGCGTCGCCCGAAACTCGTAGTTCCAGATCCACTTCCCCGGGCCCTGCTTGTTGTAGATGCGATGGCCGCGGTAGAACGGCACCCACTCGATGCTCGGGCCGTGCTCGGAGCCCGGGTGCGCGATGTTCGGGTTGTTGCGGAACACCAGTTCCGAATTCACGTCCCAGATGATCTTATGGCCGTCGCCGAAGGCTACCCGCTTGCCACGTTTTGCGGCACCGCGGGCCATCCCGGAGCCGAGCAAATTGTCTCCTGCTCCGATTGCGGCCTCCATTCATCCGGCGAGCGATTACTCTTCTGGATGTTTTCTCTCAGGGTAAGGATCTGAAGGTTCCACGGAACATGCAGACCGCAGCAGTTCTTTCCCTTGAGTGGGTAGATGTGATCGACGGAGTGTCGGATACCGGTCTCTATCGAGAGGCGACTTGCCTCTGCGTAGAAGGCGTCAAGCGCGGCCCTATCGACCCACTTCGGCATCGCCCTCAGTTGGAGTGTCTGGCGCACTTTCTGCGCTGACGCGTACAGACCACGATTTTCTTGCTTGTAGCGCTTGTTGTATTCAGCAACGCGATCGCTCCGGCGTTCGCGACTTTCCCGCTGCCATGCCCGATCTTTTTCAAGATTGGCCAGTCGATATTTGCGACCGCGCTCTCGAAACTTTTCTATTTCTCTTGCGCGGCGCTCGCGCGACAACATCCGCTCGCGCTCTATATTTCTTTGGTATCTCGCTCGTTGCTGGGCGCATCGGCGGTCCTTATTGGCAGCGTATTTCTCGCGCTGCAGCGCCTTGCGGGTGACGGGGTCCTTGCTCTCTTTCACCCGTTTCATCGCCGCCGTCTGGCACGCGACGCAACGCCCAATGCTCGTATATCTCGGCGATGGGTCAGAATGAGACGAACAACGCTCGCCCGTGAAATAGAATTTCGATCCTGAGACGCGGGCTTCTTCCCTCGTCCTAGGTAGAGATCCGTATTCTTCGCCGGCTAGACCGCCCACCGCGTCAGTTCTCTCCTCCACTCGTCGGCGAATGCGCAGTCATAATACCCGTCCATGTCCGGCAAGCCGAGCGTAAAATGCGCGACTTTCGGCACGATCTGCGGGTCGGTGTGGCCAACAAGGAAGTTCCACGAGGGGTCGAGCGCACCAATCTCGTCATCATCGAGCCAGGCGAAGCGATGCAGATCGCGCCCCGGCAGCGTGTTCACCATCTCCAGCGTGAGCGCCTTATTGGCTGGATGATCGACGTTCCACACCACGAACGATGACCAGTTCTTCCGGGCGTATTGGGTCTGGACCTGCGAGTCCATTTTCACGCCCGCCTCGGCCAGGTGATCGTGCTTGACGCAGTAGATCGCCTTCTTCGTGTCGAGACCTTCCAGCATCCTGCCGACGTTGCCGCGGAACAGCACGTCGCCGTCAGCGAATAGCGCCCAACCCGATTTCGCGAGATGGGGAGTGAGGAAGCGCGCAATCGCGTGTTCGGTAGAAATCCGTCCGTCGTAGTCTGGCCGGACCGAAAGATGGTCGATCATCTCCACATGGCCGGCGGCATTGTGCCGGATCGTCGTCGGGCGGGTGTATAGGCCCTTCTCTTGTAGGTCGCCGAGCACGATGCCGTGAATCGGTATCGGGATATTCAGATGCCGGCGGCAGGAGTGGCGGGCAACCGCGAAGGCCGAGGCCTCGCGGGGATCGAACCCCAGCCAGATACTCAGCAACGGTTTACCAGGCATCTACAGGTTCCACTCCGCCAACGTGCGTTCCACTGTCTGCTTCTTGAAACCTGTCATGGCGCTGTTCGTCGAAGCGTTGACGACATCGATGCCGAGCCGGCTGAAGTCGCTGAGCGAAGCCGCGAAGGCCGCGATCCAGCGCCGGAAATTTTCCTGCGTCGGGTTGTTGCGGCCATTGCCGCGGTTGCGGCCGTACCAGTGAACGCCACTGCGGTCATTGAGATCGAAACCGATCAGCAGCAGCCTGGTCGCGCCGAACTGGACGGCGAGATTGATGGCCTGGAAGCCAGAGTTGCCGCCGGAGCCCAGCACACCCGGCGCATCTACGAGTATTCGATCCTCGGCCTTGTGGATGTCGATCAGCCGGATGTCGGGATAGCGGACGCGCAGCGACGAAGCGTAGGCGACCTTGAGGCCGGCGAACTTGGGCAGGCCTTGCTGGTTCTCCCACCAAGGTCCATCGCAGCCATAGACGACGTCGGCCCACGGACAGAGCTCGACGTTTTCCTTGATGGCGATGACCGGCAGACGCCCCTTGAGAAGTTCAATGCCAGCCTTCTTGGCTGTTGGTCCCGATGCAATGATCGCGACCGCCTTGCCCCGCAAGTCCTTCCACCACGGAAATTTCGATGGACCGAGTTCCGCAGCAGGATTTCTCGCTGCTTTAAATGCCTCCACCGCACTCAACGCAGATCGCGCCCGGGATCACCCTTCGCTCCTGGAAGCCCGCGCTCGCCATCCTTGCCGGGCTTGCCTTCCTTGCCATCCCGGCCGGTCTTGACCGCGAGGCGCCAGCCGCCGTCCTTGTCGCCTGGCTTGCCCTTTACGGCATCGGCCTGTGCGATCCACAGCGACCCGCCCCAGGTGACGGCATCGCCCTTCTGGAACTCACCCTCGCGCCAGACGCCACAATCGACGAAGCCCGGGATGGTGACCCTAAATTCTTTGACCAGTTCGCCGCGGCTGAAGCGGAGGACGAGATCGCGGTCGCCGGTATGCTCGAAGGTCAGATCCTCGAGCGAGAAGCCGTCGTTGCCGTCCTTGCCCCTCTCTCCGTCCTTGCCATCGCGGCCAACAACCACACCGAGCTCGTGCTTATTGCCGTCGGCCATCGTAAGGACGAGGTTGCCGTCGCGATCAATCAGCGCGCCAGTCGCGCCGACGCCGTTCTTGCCATCAACGCCGTCGCGCCCGTCCTTGCCGTCTTTGGCCGGCGGGATGGCGGCAATCGCCTTGGTGATACCCGCCTCGATCAGACGCGAGATGTCTTCGGGATCGGCGTCTTTACCGTCTTTTGGTAGAGGGAGCGCCGCGGCAGCGGCGGCAACGCGCTCGACGATGATCGGCTCGACGGCTTCCCGGACGATTTCGGCGACGACCTGCGGGTCTGCGTCTTTGCCATCTGCGCCATCCTTCGGCTGCGGGATCAGAATCTTGGCGACCTCGACGACGACCATCTCCTTGATCGTCTCGGGGTCGACACTCTTGCCGTCGGCGCCGTCCTTCGCGGGCGGCAGTACAGCAACCGCCTTCACGACCTCGGCGGCGACAACGTCCTGGATTTCTTCACCCGTAGGACTTTTGCCGTCCTTCGGAACGGGAATCGCGGCGATGGCGTCAACGATTTGGCGCTCGATCGCAGGCCGGATTTCGGCGGTGATCGTTTCGACGATCGCTTGCGGGTCGGCATCCTTGCCATCCTTGGCGGCCGGGATCTTGGCCACGGCGGCGATGACCATTTCCTCGATCACAGCCGGCTCGACGCTCTTGCCGTCGACACCGTCCCGACCGTCAGCGCCATCCTTTATCTCGCCGACGTTCAGGATATTGCCGTCGGTAAGCGTTAGGATGATGCAGCCACTATGATCCCGGATGGCACCCTTGATGCCGACGCCGTCCTTTGGCGACGGGATCGGACGCGCTTCGAGTGCGCTCAGTCGATCGGCAATCGGCTGGACCGCATCAGCTACCATGAGCCGCAGAACGGGATTCAGCTCGCGCGCAAAGGCGACGGCGTCTTTGTGATTCATGCCGTCGCCCCAGTAGAAGAGGGTCTAGGAAGCGGTCGGTTGAAATTCGATCCGCGGGCGCGAGAGCGCCGGGTCATAGGCGATCGCCCTGATCACATCCCAATCGGGATCTTCATCCTGATCGTCGTCAAGATCGACGCCCTTCTTGGGAGCGGGCAGCGCCGGGGGGGCGTTAGGATCGGGCGAAGTCGCCGACGCCGTTCCGCTCTTGAAGGGGTCTTCCTTCGCGTCGCGCTTGGCGAGAGCCTCCAACGAGAAGTTTTGCTGCTGAAGGTAGACGGTATCGCCGCCCTTGATCGGCTTCTTGTCGAGCTTCCAGCGCGCCTCGTTCGGCGTGAGAAGCCCGCTACCGATGCCTTCACCCAGCGTCTTGTACTGGGTGGCGGTGTCCATGCGCAGCAGTCCGTCGAGATCGAACTCCACGCCGAGGGTCCGTTCCTTGACGTCGACCAAGCCGAGACCTTCATCGAGGCACAACTCGAGGGACTCCAGCAGGCTCTGCAGGCACTGCGTATAGTATTGCTGGTTCAGCGCCTCGATGTTGTTGTACGTCGG